TGTGAATATGTATCTGGTATCTGTTCATTCTTACCTTCATAATATCCAAGTATAGTTTCAAAAGGTGAAAAGTATCTAGCAGCCCTACAAGTATCATACACTTGTTTTTGCATACTAAAATAATTTGCAATAAAAGATGCAAGATCTTTTGATATGGCCTGTCGTATAACTGTATATTTATTTTTCTTAAACGACATCTTTAGCCATCTCCTTTGGAATAGCTGTAATATTCCAATGTATAAATCTAAATGGTTCTATACCATGATCAACAGCATACTCATGTTCTAGGTAACCTGGAAATATAATTAATGTTCCTGGTTTAGGTCTTATATGAAATTGTTCATGACCATTCCATACACCTTTTAAATCTGGTTTCATTTTTAATTTTGTACATCGTGCACCAGTCTTTGGTTCATGAAATACAGGATAAGAAGTTTTATCACTACATTTTAAAAAATAAAAACCTGATACATGCTGATTCCAATGTATATGTGCGGAATGATGTCCACCACCTTTTTTAGCAAACTCTTGTACCCATAATTCACTAAACATAGTTTGATATTGTGACATATCATAACCCTGATGATCTAGATATTCCCAAGATTTTTGCCCGATATAATTTCTAAAATCTAAGAAATCATTATCATCTGTAAGTGGTGTTGAATGGTATGATCTTCCAAAGTCACCAAATTCTTTTATATATTTTTTTTCTCTATTTCTAGCATCTTTAATATATTTATTGCTAGCTTTATTTAATGATTTAACAAACT